CACGCTCTCCTTCATGCCGCGCAGCGTATCGAGCCGGCCGCGCACCCGATTGTCCTCGGCCGAGACGCCGAACCAGATGTGATCCGGCACGGTGCGCCCGCGATAGCGCTGCTCGACATAGCGGCGCATCGTCATGCCGCGCTTCGTCAACACCTGGAACACGGTGTCGGCTTTGCTCTCCATCGCGTCGAAGCACTTGTCGCGGAAGCTGTCGGCAATCTGCTCGTGCATGAGGTCGCTCATCGAATTCACGAACACGCGACGCGGCACGAGCCTGCCGGTGCTGTCGGGGATCGGCTTGAACTTCGACACCGCAGCGAGGCGGTTGTCGTGGCTGATCACCGTGGCGAAGTCGTTGCCCCAACGCTTCTCGACAATGTATTCGGCATAGCAATGCTCGCAGCCGGCCGACACCTTGGTGCAGCCCGTGGTCGGGTTCCACGTGCTATCGGTCCAGCTTATGTGGGTTTTCATCACGGCCATTTCAGGCTCTCCAACTTCGAGGGGTTTACCGTCATAAACATGCGGTGTATAGAGGTCGCGTCGATTAGCGTTGAGGATTTTGGTAGGTCCCCTCCGCGTCGGCGGGGCTCGCCCCGGCGCGTTTCCAATGCGCGTCCGGGGCGGCCTTCGCCTGCTCTTTAGGCCTTCTTCTTTTTCGCGGCCTTGGGCTTGGCCTTCGACTTGTCGATCACCACGGCGGCGGTGCCGCTCGCCTTGATCTGCTCTTTCAGCGACGCGGTGACGTCGGGCGGGTTCACGGCCGCAGGCTTGGCCTCGGCCTTGTCGGGCTTCGGTGCGGGCAATGCCTTGGCCCCTGCTCCCGCGTTCTCGAGGATCGCCTTGATGCGCTTGGCGAAGTCGTCGGCCTTGGCCAACACCGCATCTTTCTCCGTGCCCTTGAGATCCTTCGCCGCTTCGCGGTTGCGGGTCTCGTGGGCGCGCAGCGCTGCGATCGAGCCGCGCACCGAGGGCGCCAGCATGAGGCGCGTGGCCTCGCCCATCTTGGGGTCGACGCGCTTCGGCATCAGGAACAGCGTGACATTGGGCACCGTCGAGAACGTGAACAGCACCGGCTGCTCGCCGCCGTCGGCGCTGGCGTAATCGTAGCAGGACACCGAGGCTTCGGGGTCGAGGCGCTTGGCGATCTCGCCCACCGCCTTCAAGTATTGCGGATCGAAGCCGGTCGGCTTCCAATCGCCTCGGTCGACTTGCAGGCCCGACCAGTTGGCCGTGGTCACGCGCTCGTAGTCGGGGAACGTGCCGTCGATCGGCTGGATGCGAAAGACGTTGATGCCCATCGCATCGGACACTTCGATGCGCGGCTGGTTCTTGCCGTAGGCGATCTTCACGCTGCCGGCGAACGCGGTGTCCTTCTGCTCTTTGTCGATCATCTTCAAGCGCGCGGCGAGCTGGTCGCCCGGCACGATGATGCCGTCGTCGAGCCACGCCGGGCCCGCCTTCTTCTCGCTCTCGCGATAGAGGTTCACGATGATGGCGCGATGGCCATCGGTCGCGACGGCGCGCACGAAGCGGTCGGCCGTGCGGTGCAGGTAGACGCCTTTCAGATAGTAGCGCGTCTCGTCGGTCGCGGCGCACAGCAGGCAGGCCAACAGATAGTTGGTCCCGATCTCGATCGCTTCGAGCTTGCCCACCTTCTCGGGCTTGGGCTTCGGGGCCTTCGGTGCCTTGGGCGGCTTCACCGCCTTCACGGGTGGCGTCGTCTTGGCGAGCGCGGGCGCGCTGCCGTTCATCTTCGTCGTCTCGGTATCGGTCGTCATTTGGTAGGTCCTCTCGATGTTGCGTCGCCCAGGCAGGCGACGTTCTGCGCGATGGCGCATAGTCGAGGGGCGAGCTCGCACCCGCCCCTCTTGCAATGCGTCACTTCGGCCGTTTGCGCATGGCGCGCACGACGTCGATTTGGCGTAGCCACGCGATCTGTCGGTGCCACACCGCACCCCTGCGGGCGTCCCGTGTGACGGTCTCGGCATTGACCGCGTCGAGCGTGTTGAACAGCTTCTTGCCGTGCTCGCCGTACAGGGCAGCGAGCCCAGGGTAGCGGCGCTTGAACTGCCGGTCGGTCATCGGCGTGTTCAGCGCGTCGATTGCCTTCCTGTAGGCGGGCAACTCGACATCGATCCAAAACCGCCAGTCGGCCTTTTCCTCCGCCGTCTGCGTGACGACGGGCGTGGCAGGCACCGCCGATTGCTGGCGGGCCCGCTCGATGTTGCGCAGCATCGCCGCCCGCGCTTCCTCGGGCGTGGGCTTGGGCTTCGGCGGCTTCATGCCGACGCCTTGCGCTTGGCCCTGGGCTTCGCCTTGGGCTTGGCACCCCACGGCAGTCCCCACTTCTCGGCGCACACCGGGCCGTAGCCGACTTCGACTGACCGCCCGTCCTCGAGCGGCAGCGAACAGAAGGCACAGTTGCCGGTGCGCATGCCGTAGGCTTTGCCCGCCGCGGCCGGGTCGGTCGCGATGGCTTTCAGCACCGGCACGCATCGCGCAAGCTGCTCGTCGTTCGGTTGCTGGCTCGCATGGAACGCGCCCTTCAAGTCGACGCGCCCATAGAACAACCGATTCTCCTGCTTGCCCGACGTCACCATGATCTGGCCGGTGTGGCTCGACTTCTCGCCGGCCAGGCGAAGCGTCAACACGGTGTCGTTGTCCATGATGGCGCGCAGCTTCGGCCATTGCAGGCCGCTCGCCTTGGCTTTGGCGAACAACGCCACGAGGCCGGACACGTCGCCGACCTCGACCGGCTTGGTCGGTTTCTTCGGGTTGACGATGCGGTCCGCCATCTTGCGCACCCACATCGCTTGCTTCTCGGTCAGGCCACGCGGGCTCAACGCTGCCCCGACCAGCGAGTAGGCGAATTGCCTGTCGTTGGCGGGGAGCTCACCCACGCGGTTTTTGATCAACTCCACCAGGCTCGCCTGCGGAGCCTTCTCTACGTCGATCTTCAAGGTAGCCATTTCGGTAGGTCCTTCATCGTCTGTTGCTTCACAAAATGGAAAGGCGGGGCACGATGCCCCGCCTTCCTCTCGCTTACGCTGGCTGCATGTCGCTCGCAGGCCAGTAGTACAACCGTTCATCTTCGGGGATGCCGGTCATGTATTGCCATTCGACCATGTACTGGCCGTTGCCAATGTCGAGCATCACTCGCCCTTCGCTGTGGGCGATGCAATTCCACTCGTCACTGCCGGGGATGGCATGGTGCGCTCGCTCGAATTCGCGCATGAATTCGTCGCTGTGGCGCACCCGGTCACCGGGATTGAAGACCAGCTTGGTCCTCAATGGCGCACCGCATCGAGCACCATGTCGCTGCCGTCGGTCGGGGGCTGCTCGCGCAGTGCCTCGCGGGGCAGGTCTTCCTCGTAGTCCCAGATCACGTGATAGTCGCCGCCTTCATAACGACCCATCACGAGGCCTTTGGACTGAGCGATTCGCTCGTAGTGAGGGTGACCAGGTCCATTGCCATGTTGCTTGGTGAAGCGGGCCATGAACGCTGGCGAATGGCGCACGATATCGCCACGCCGGAAAACAACTTCCGTCGTCATTGGGTAGGTCCTTTCAACTGTTGATAGAGCAAGCCTCTCGCAGCGAATGAAACTTTGGGAGGTAAAGAATTGTAGCAGAGATGGGAGGAAGTGTAAACATTGTGTGTATGGCTGTTTTATAAGGTTTTTGGCCCTGTTGGGCTTTGCGGCTGTTAGATCAACTTTCTGTGGATGGGCCGGCGGAAATCGATCGAAGCGACTCGCGCATGAAACGAACCAGGGCGGCATTGAGGATCGCAGGCTCAAGGCCATGCTTGGCGGCGATCAGCGCGGCATGGCGTGCAGGCGCGGTCAGCAATTGATCGCGCACGCGATGGGCGCGGGCGATGGTCGAGGCTTCGAGCGTCGCAAGGTCGACCAGACGGCGCTGGCGAATCTTGGTCTGCAAGTCGGTGTGCTGTGCCTTCACGACCTTGATCTCGGTCTGCACGCGCAACAGCGAATCAGGGGTCGGCTCAATAGCCATGGCCGATCACCATGGCGCCGAACACCAGGCCGACGATCAGGCCGCAGACGATGCCGTAAAAGAATGCCCAGCGCGGCGCCAGCATCACGCCCGCTCCGCGTCGCGAATCGCCTGCTTGCGCAAGTCGCCGATCTCGGCCACCGCGAGGCCAACGAAACGATCGAGGATGGCGCGCGCCTGGTCGGGCGCGATCGCGAGCTCGCTGGCGAAGCGCTCGGCATACAGAGCAGGCTGGGCGCACAGCGCTTCGATCACGTAGTCGGCTTCGCGGCCCGCCGTCTCGATCGCCTCGCCGCGATCGACCACCAGTTCGTGCGCCCGGTCGTAGCGCTCGCGCATCTGGCGAAGCTGGGCCACCGCCAGAGCGACCTTGGCGCGCGCCGAACGCTGGCCTGCGTCGTCGCCTTGCTCGCTCATGCGCGCCCGTCTAATCAGGCCCCACGACGCATCAGCTTGTGTAGGATCAACGCGGCCATCGACCAGCCGGATCGTGCCGCTCTCGACTTGCTGCTGGATGGCCCGAAGCGCAACCCCGCGCCTCCTGGCATATTCGCGCAGCGACAAGGTCTCATCATCGGCCATGGCGACCATTCCCTGCTTCTACCAATACTTGGCACCCGAAGAGGCGCTGGCCCTGGTCGAGTGGTCCGACGCCTACCGCGTGCTCACCTCGCGCAGCGCCGCCGAAGCTGGACCGTATCGTAGCGCCCGCACGCCCTACCTGCGAGCCATCATGGATGACCTCTCGGTCGATTCGCCCGTCCAGCGCATCGTCATGAAAAAGTGCGCGCAGATCGGCGCCAGCGAGCTCGGCAATTGCTGGATCGGCTATCTCGTCGACCAGGCTCCCGGCCCGATCCTGCTCGTGCAGCCGACCGTCGATCTCGCCAAGCGCTACTCGAAACAGCGCATCGACACGCTGTTCGACGAAAGCGACAAGCTGCGCAACAAGATCAAGCCGGCGCGCAGCCGCGACAGCGGCAACACCATGTTGCTCAAGGAATTCCAGGGCGGCGTGCTCGTCATCACCGGGGCCAACTCGGCGGTCGGCCTGCGGTCGATGCCGGTGCGCTATCTGTTCCTCGACGAGATCGACGCCTATCCGGGCGACGTCGAAAGCGAAGGCGATCCGGTCGGCCTGGCCGAGGCGCGCGCCCGCACCTTCAGTTTCCGCTCGAAAAAGTTTCTCACCTCGACCCCGCTGCTCAAGGGCGCGTCGCGCATCAGCCGCGAGTATGAGCGCAGCGACCAGCGCCACTTCTTCGTGCCCTGCCCCGAGTGCGGCGAATTCCAGATCCTCGAATTCAAGCGCCTGCGCTGGCAGCCCGGCAAACCCGAGGCCGCGCAATACCAGTGCGCGGCCTGCGAGAAAACCTTTGCCGAGCACCACAAGACCGACATGCTCGTGGCCGGTGAGTGGCGCGCGACCGCGGTGGCCGCCGATCCACTCACGCATGGCTATCACATCAACGGCCTCTACTCGCCGATCGGCTGGCAAAGCTGGGCCGACATCGCCCGGCAGTGGGAGGAAGCGGTCAACGACGCCGACGCGCGCAAGACCTTCATCAACACCGTCCTGGGCGAGGAATGGGAGGAAGAGGCGGCCGAGGTGCCCGACTGGCAGCGGCTCTATCAGCGGCGCGAGACGTGGCCCCATCTTGTCGTGCCCGAGCGCGGCTTGTTCCTGACCGCCGGTGCCGACGTCCAGGCCGATCGCATCGAAGTCGACGTGTGGGCGTGGGGGCGCGGTCTCGAATCGTGGCTGGTCGAGCACCTGGTCATCCCCGGCGATCCGGGCCGCGACGAAATCTGGCCGCTGATGTCGGACCTCCTGTCGCGCACCTGGCTCCATTCGACCGGCGCGCGCATGGCCCTGCAGGGCCTCGCCATCGACACCGGCTTTTCCACGCAGAGCGTCTACAAGTGGGCGCGCACCCAGGACAAAAGCATCGTCCTGCCGGTGCGCGGCGTCGGCATCTACGATCGCATCGTCCCCGTCGCCGGCCCGACCAAGGTCGAGGTGAAGCAAGACGGCAAGCGCCTCAAGCGCGGCTTGGGACTGTGGACGGTCTCGGTCAGCTTCTTCAAAAAAGAATTCTACAAGCAACTCGGCTTCGAGCGCCCGACCGATGAACAGTTGGCGGCGGGCTTCACCTATCCCGCCGGTTACGTCCATCTGCCCGACGTGGCGAGCGACGAATGGATCAAGCAACTCGTGGCCGAGCAACAGGTCATCGTCCGCTCGAAGCGCGGCTTCAATGCGCGCACCGAGTGGCGCCAGTTGCGGCCGCGCAACGAAGCGCTGGACACCCGCGTCTATGCCCGCGCCGCCGTCTGGCTGTCGGGCGCCGATCGCTGGGGCGATCATCGCTGGCGGGCGCTCGAAGTGCAGCTTGGCCTGGCCGAGCCGCCGCCGCACCGACCGCCGCCGCCGATTGCGCCGAGCGGTCCGGGCGCGCCGCTGCAACCGCCGCCGCCCGCGCCGGCCGCGCCCGCCGTGCAGCCGGTCGAACCGTCGGCCGGAAAAATTCGCGGCGGCATCAAGACCATGAGCGGCGGCCCGCGTCGTCGTCGCGTCTCCTACTGGCAGGGCTGAAATGCTGACCCGGCAGGAAAATGCGCGCCTGCTCCTGCTGCTCTCAGAATACGTCGCCGCCGTCGTGAGCGAGGCCGCCGGCCCCAACAAGAGCGCGATCGGCCAGGCGACTCGGGCGCTCGAGCGCCTGCTCGAATACATCGACGAGATCAGTTGAAGCGTTTCGTGCTAATGCCGAACCAGCGCCACCGAAAGGACCAGACCATGCCGCCTCGTGACAAGGGTCCGCACGCCGAAGCCCGATCCTCCGCGTTCTATCGCGTGCGGCCGCAGCCGCGCTCGACCGTGCCCGATGACACGAGCCCGTTTGTCTGGCCGCGCAACGGCAACGAGCTCGCCCAGGCGCTCGAATACTTTGCCGACGAGTGTTTCGTGGGCATGCTCGACCCGCGCACCGCCGTCGAGCTGGAGCAGACCATCACCATCGCCCAGCCCGGCCACGAAGGCAGCCCATGGGGCGTCAACGGCAACTACGCCAAGGTGAATTGGGTCGGACCGGGCGGCGACGACATGCTCGTCTATCGCGGGACCAAGGGCGTCGGCAATCGCAACCTCGTGATCGAGAAGCTGTCGCTGTTCGGCAACGGCTACGCCGGCATTCCGTGCGGCGACTGTCTCAAGCTCTCGGCGCCCGAGGGCGACCCCGGCAGCATTTACAAATTCACGCTCCGCGATCTCTACCTGTCGTGCGGCCAGCGCGGGCTCGTCTTGTCCGGCGCGGTCTTCGAGGGCATGGGCCTCAACATCCACAGCGAGAACCACCGAGGCGACGGCATCGCGATGGAGAACACCTACACGCCGGGTGAGCACCAGGGCATCGTGAGCAACGTCATGTTGATCCACCCGAACTCGAGCCGCAATTCGGGCGCCGGCATCAAGTCGGTGCAGTCGGTCAATCTCTTCATGGGCTCGTTCATCCTCAATGCCGATGGCGGCGTCGTCGCGCCCGACGGCCTGCGCTACGCCGCGGCCTGCAACGGCGAGAACACCGGCGAGGCGGTGTTCGTCGTGCCCTATGCCGGTTGGGGCTCCGAGGTCTCATCGAACAGCGGCGCGACCAATGGCGAGACGGTCGCGGTCGACTGGTCGACCGGCCAGCCGGTCGAGGTCGGCAAGATCGCCAAGTTCCTGCTCGACAACAGCGCAGGCGACGTGCCGCAGCACATGAACAGCATGGCGAACTACGGCAAGCCGACCAACCCGCCCTCCGACGTGCTGGCGCCCTGACCATGGCCGCGCAGGCGGGCATCACGGTCAACGCCGAGGCCTACGTCGATTCGCTGAACGGCATCGCCAAGCCCAAGCTCGACAAGATCGTGGCGCTGGCCCTGGTCGACACCGCGAAGTCGGCGCAGTCGAAGGCTGCCTCGGTAATCGCCAAGCGGACCGGCCTTAAAGTTGCGTCGGTGAAGTCGCGCATCTTCTACGATCACGTCGCCCCGGGCGACTATGAGGTGGCGGTGCGCTCATCGCGGCGCGCCATCCCGCTGATCGAATTCCCCGTGCACCAGGTCGCGACCGGCGTGAGCACGCGCGCCTGGGGCCATCAGCAGATCATCTTGCACGCCTTCATCGCCAAGATGAAAAGCGGTCACACCGGGGTCTATCGCCGTCGCGGCACGAGCCGTCTGCCGCTCAAGCAACTGTGGGGACCGACCATCGCCGGCACTTTCGCAACCAAGGAAGTGCAGGCCGTGATCAGCAACACGATGAAGGCTCGCTTGCAAAGCGCATTAGCGCGGCGTATGGCATCGGCTGCTCGAGGCCATTAAGCGTCTCCACAGGGGACGTCGCGCGAGCGAAAAAAGAGGGCCGCCACGAATGACGGCCCCTACAAATAGATCCCCTTGAGGTGAACGCCCGCCATTAGTGCGGCAGTTCAACCATGTGGTCAAGGGAACCTACACTCGCCATGTCCGTCGTCGACCCCGGCTACGGCGTGCCGGTAACAACCGGCCCCCTCGGGTTGGATTGCAGCCCCGCCGCCCAGGACACGCGCCGCCGCCAACTCGACGCGATCCGCGCCAAGCTTGCCTCGGGCGTCTCGTCGGTCGGTGATCGCGGGCGCTCGGTCACCTATCGCGGCATCAACGATCTCATTCCGGTGGCGCAACAGATTCAGCGCGAGTTGATCTCGTGCGAGCTCGGCTACTGGTGGCCCGGTCGCCGCCGCTTGGGATACGTCGATCTCGTGAAGGGCCTCTAGGTGGCCGGCCTCGGCTCTGCGCTGCGCTGGCTCACCGGCGGATTGCCGCGCCCGCAGGTCCAGCCGCCGGGCGGCCCTGCCGGTCCGTTCAATCCGTTCGCCCCGTTCGGCCGCGCCTACGATCCCACCCTGGTCCCGCCATCGGGCCTCGAGGGCGGCTCGAACAAGCGACGCATGGCCTACTGGCAGCCGGCCTCGGTGCACGTCAACGCGCTGATGCGCAACGCCGGCCCGAGCATCATTGCCCGCGCGCGCTGGCTGGTGCGCAACAACGGCTACGCCAAGCAGGCGCTGCGCTCGTGGTCGGCGGCGACCGTGGGTCCTGGCATCAAGCCGTCGGCGCTCGTCACCTCGACCGGCCTGCGCGACAACATTCAAATCGCCTGGGCTTTGTGGACCGACGAGTGCGACGCCGAGGACGTGACCGACTTCTACGGGCTCACCCGGCGCGTGTCGCGCGAGGCGTTCCTGGCCGGTGAGTGCTTCGTGCGCTTCCGCCCGCGCTTTCCGACCGATGGCCTGTCGGTGCCGCTGCAACTCCAGTTGATCCCGTCCGAACAGCTTTCGATGTGGCGTCTCGAAACCGTGCCCGACGATCAGCCCAACGCGGGCGGCGCGATCCGCATGGGCATCGAGTTCGACCGCAACCTGCGCGACAAGCGCGTCGCCTACTGGTTCTATCGCAGCAACCCGACTGATCAGACGCTCTCTTTTGGCGAAGCCGCGCGCCAGCAAATGCTGGTCCGCGTCCCGGCCGAGGAAGTGATCCACGTCTTTGATCCCGTGGAGGCGGGCCAATTGCGCGGCCTCACCGGCTACGCCGCCGCGATCGTGAAACTGTTCCAACTCGATCTCTATGACGACGCTGAGCTCGAGCGCCAGAAGCAACAGGCGCGCTACGCCACCTTCATCGAGCAATCCGAGAACATGGCGCTCGCCATGCAGGAGGAAGGCAACCCGCTCGAACCGCGCCCCGACGATGATCCGGGCGTGTGGGGCCCAGGTGCCACGGTGCAACTGTTCCCCGGCGAGAAGGTGACCTTCGCCCAGCCGGGCAGCGTCGAAAGCGGCTACGAGCCGTTCCAGTTCCGCACGCTCCTGCAAATCTGCGCTTCGCTCGGCGTGCCCTACGCCGAACTCTCGGCCGATCTCTCGAAGGCGACCTACGCCAGCAGCCGCGCCGGTCTACTTGCCTTCAGGAGTGAAGTTGAAGCGTTTCAGCACGCCGTGCTGGTCTACCAATTCCTGCGCAAGGTGTGGGTGCGCTGGATGGATGCGGCCGTGCTCGCGGGCGCCATCCCCGGTCTCTCGGCCACCGACTACAACGCCCAGCCGGCGCTCTATCGCGCCATGCAGGCGATCACGCCGCGCACGCCGTGGGTCGATCCCTTGAAGGATCGCCAGGCCATCAAGCTCGCCGTCGACAGCCAGGTGATGGCCCCGCAAGACGCCGTCGAGGCCGAAGGGCTCGACATCGAGAACGTCTATCGCCGCATCGCCGAGGCCAAAAAGCTGCGCGAGAAGTACGGCATCGACGATCCGCCGATCGGCTGGACCGGCCACGCCGCACCGGCCAAGGCACCGGCGCCCGGCCAGCAACCGCCGCCCGATCAACAGGACCAGCCCGATCAGCAGGACGTCGAGGACGCCGAGGACGCCGAGGACGCGCTGGCCGACCAGCAGGACAACGCCGCATGATCCGCGCCCTGCCCCACATCCTGTCGCGCATCTTCGGCCCGCCGCTCCTGATCGCGCCGATGCCGCTCGAAGCGCTCCTGGTCGGCCTGCGCTCGGCGATGCTGGCGCGCGGCTCGCAGCAGGATGTCACGTTCGGCGCCTTCGACGATGGCGCGTCACAGCGCAACGACCGGCCCTACGGCTACACCATCAATCCGCAGACCCGCGTCGCCACGCTGCCGATCCATGGCGTGCTGGTGCGCCGCGCCGGCCAGATCCAACCGGATTCGACGGTGCTGCAATCCTACGAAAGCGTCGGGCAAATCCTGCGCGCCGCGATGGGCGACAGCCGCGTCGGCGGCATCCTGCTCGACATCGACAGTCCGGGCGGCGAAGCGGGCGGCGTGTTCGATCTCGCGCGCACCATCCGCCAGGCCGGGCAGTCGAAGCCCATCTATGCGATGGCCAATGACGACGCTTTGAGCGCGGCCTACGTGCTGGCCTCGGCCGCCGACAAAATCTGGTCGACGCAGACCGCAGCCCTGGGCTCGCTGGGCGTGGTCGCGCTGCACGCCGACCAGTCGGCCTTCGATGCCGCCGAGGGCATCAAATACACCTACCTCTATCGCGGCGCGCGCAAGATCGACGCCAACCCGCACAGCCCGCTCAGCGACGAAGGCCAAGCCGCCATCCAGAGCGAAGTCGACCGGCTCTACGACAAGCTGGTCGCCCTCGTGGCCGAGCATCGCGGCATCAGCGCCAAGACGATTCGCGGCCAGGAAGCCGGAGTCTATTTCGGCGAGAACGCCGGCACCGCCGGTCTCGCCGACAAGGTCGGCACCATCGATCAGGCGCACGCAGCCCTCGCCAAACAGATCGCCAAATCCTCGCAACCGAAAGGCACGAAGATGGAAACCGAGCAGGACAAGCCCAGGACCGAGACGACGCAGAGCCCGCCACCGCCGCCCAGCGTGCCCGACAATGTCGTCAAGCTGCAGGTCGACGAAGCCGTCAACACGATGCGCGCCCAGGCCCGCGAGATCGCCGAACTGTGCGCGCTCGCCAAGTATCCCGAGCTCGCCGCCGGCTTCATCGGTGAAGGCCTGAAGCCCGAGGCCGTGCGCCAGCGCCTGCAGGCGCGCCAGGCCGAGGACGCCAACAAGCGCCAGATGACCACGATGCAGCCGTCCGAAGGCCAGCGCGTCAGCGGCAACGCTGATCTCGAGAAGGCCGCGCAAAAGCGCTTCCGCGCCCAGCGCGGTCTCGCGGACTAGCCGCCATGGATCAGAACCAGGTGGACCTTTTCTGCAACGTCGTGGCGGGACTTATCACGCCGCTGGCGACCTACGCTGCCACCGAACCGGGGCAGCGCAAGCCCGCCGACGATGCGCTGGTCCGCCAACTGCGCGTCGCCGGCG